GAGGCGGTTGGCGATAGTAGTAAACATCTATTTTTTCTAGTAGCATATATAAATGCTTCTTTCTGATAGTCTCTAACTTCTAATGGTATTTTTAATGCTTTGATAAAGTCATCTACTTTGTTCTCTTCAACTTTAGTATCTTTTATTTTTGTACCGTCAACAACTTCTACCTCATTGTCAGCACACCATTTTAAAATATAAGGATATAAACCAGTATAAATTTGACCTGTTTGATATGAGAACAATCTTATCTTGCCGTCCCAAACTCTATTTCTATATTGAGGCATAAACTTAAAACCAGGTACCTCAAAAGTAAAGAATTCACCAAGTTCTCTTCTTATACTTTCATCTGCGTCTATCTTTAAATATACGTCATCTTTCTTGTCTATAACAAGATATCTTAAATTGTTCATTAAATAGCGCCGCTAGTAAACTTACGCCACTCAATCGCATTTTTTATTGTAAAGGTTCTATTTGATATTTGCCTAATAGTTCTATCTAAAAAATCGGTTGTAGTTTGTAAGTAATCAACTTTATGTTTTGCACGTTGTATATCTTCATCTGACTCTAGATATTTGTCAACGTCTTGTTTTAAAATTTTTAAGTTAAAAGGTTTCTGTGCATATATTGAAGCGTCTGCTTTGCCTGTATAATACTCCCATTTTTCACGTTTAAGAGTATGTAATTCTGACTCTGCCTTACTCAACATTAACTTAAATGTTGTTAAGTGCTTCATATATTTGTTGTGTAATTGAGGTGTTTTTAGAGACTCTAAATCTAATTCACTATCGTTTAATTTAAGGTCTTTATCAGCCTGCTCTTGTAATTTTTCTAAATCCATAATATACCCAATCTATCATAATTTAACTAAAAAGTAAAGCCTAGGTTACAATATCAGTAGCTTTTTTACCTGCTTTAGCAAACTCATATAGTCTATATTGAAAGACAACCGTAGCAGATAGATACTCAACATCAGCCGCCTGTTGATTAAAATTTAAACCAGATAATGATGTAGGAAATACATCACTAAATCTAACTTCTATATTTGACGTATTCTTACTAGTTAGTATGTTTAATGTGGCGTCTGAATAAATCGGACCTATCGGAGTAGCACCAGAGACTACTTTTCCAGGGTCGGTCTTCTTACTATCTTTTCCTATAACAGGAAATCTATCTACATTTGACTTTAACATATTGGAATATTGTTCTCTATCTCTAGGAAAACCAATACCTGTTAACCAACCGTGCATTTCTCGGTAGTTATCTAAATTCTCATCTACCATAAATGATATCTCTAGGTCACCGTATGTTAATTTATCACCAGGAACAGGTATATCTTTTAGTGGAGTTTGTTGTAAAGCACTTGCCATACTAATACCTGGAACATTAGCAGATGTACAAAAATATTCTACTTTAGGTAATTTGATAATAGAAAACTTAAACTGCTGTGGCGACGCCAAGTCTAGTTTAGTTGGTTGTCTTGATAATGCGTTTGTCGTTGTCATATGGATATTTATCCATTATTTAGAGCAAAAAAAAGGGGCGAATAAATCGCCCCTTTTCTGAAGTTTGTACTTCGCAAAGTAAAATTACATTAAGTTAGCAACTTGTACTTTTTGGTAGTATCTGTTAGAGTTAGCAGAACCAGCGTCATTTACTGCTGTAGCAGCACCTGAAATCGCACCAGTTTCAGCGAATGGGTTTGCAATTAAACCGTATCTTGTTTTGAAACCGATTTTTGGTTGGAAAGTATCTTGACCAACTGCTCTTACCATTTGTAGTGGTACATATGGGCAGTAGAAAATACCAGCGTCATAAGGTGAAGTACCTTTGTAACCGACAACATAGTATTGTTTCGCAGCTGAGTTAGCTGAGTATGGGTCAATATATACTTTGTATCTACCGTTAAGAACACCAGCAAAAGTATTACCTGTGTCATCAACGTTTAGGTTGTTGTTAAGAGCTGGAGTATAGTCTAATACACCTGCCATTTGAAGAGCTGAGGCAACGTCTGATGAACAGATTATCATATTACCTTTTCCTCTTCTTGTTCTCTGAGCGATTCTGTTTGCGTCTCTTTCCAATTGGAACATAAGACCTTTGAATCTCTCAACTGACCATCTACCATTTGAGTCTGTGTCTAAATCAAAGATACCAGCGTTAGTTGTGTTCACAGCAGCACCTTTTTCAGCGTTGATGTAAATTGTTCTAACAACTTCTCTGTTGATTTCTGCAAGAATCTCAGCAGATAAAATGTTCGCAAGTTCAGTCTCAGCGTCTAAACCGTGGATTGCTTTAAGGTCTTGAGCAAGTTCCATTGTGTATTCCGCTTTAAGAGCTCTTGACTTAGCAGTTACCGTTGATTTCTCAATTGAGAAAGCCATTTCAGCAAATGCATTGCCACTTGCGTCACCTAATGCTTCAGCCGCAGCTGTAGTCATAGCAGTACCTTTTGTGTAAGTACCTGGTGAAGAGTCATTTAATACAGCTGGGTTAGCACCTGAATGTGCTGTAGATGAATAACCATCTACGCTTGAACCAGCAGCGTTTCTACCAGAGAAGTCTGAATCTGCTTCATCAAAAAATGCTTCAGCACCTGTTTGATTAGTGTATCTGCTTCTCATAGCAAATATAAGACCAGTTGGACCGGTCATTGGTTGAACACCTGCGATATCGTAAGCAATTAAATTAGGCATTGCTCTTCTTACTAGACTAATTAGGATTGGATCCCAGTTAGATATTGCTGAACCAGTTGCGTTTGTTGGTGCAGCTTCTGATAAGAAAGCAGCGTCTTCTTTAGAAGCTCTCTCTTGGTTTTCCAAGATAACAGAGGTGACGGCACGTCTGTATGAGTCCGTGATTTTTGGTAAATCAGGGTGCTCAAGGACTGGCTGCCATTTTTTTTCGTGAGTTTCGGATAAGTACATCTTATTTTTCTCCCTTTTCCCTATTATTAAGATATTTTAATATCTTTTGTTTTGCTTATAGCGGCAGTGTAAGCAGCCATTGCTTTTGATAAATCTTCGTTAGAAGGTTGACCATCAGCCGCCACATCATCTAAAGACTCAGTCGCTTCTTTCTTTTGTCCAAAGTATGACTCTTTAATAGTCTCACACTTTTTCTTAAAGTCTTCTGCGTTTGAGTATTCAATTTCTTCAGCAAGTTTAGCAAATTTTTCTTTTTGAGTGTCTGCTAAATCATTTCCAACTTCAGCCATTACTTCGTTTCTTGACTTTTCTGCGTTGTCTTTGTTTAGTTCAACATTCTTTTCAATTTGCTCGTTTAACTTTTTCTCAAGGTCTTCAATTTTAGTTGCTTGCGCTTCTAAAACATCATACTTCTCATCTGGAACATCAATGTAGTGTTCAGAGAAAAGTTTTTTAAGACCTGAAATAAAGTCTTCAGCAATCTCGCCTTTAATGCCTCTTTCAAGAGCGATTTCGTTTTCTTTCATCCACTCTTCAACGACATAAGACAAGTAAGAATCAACTTTTTCAGTTAACTCTTCTTTTGCTTTTGCACTTTCTTGCTCTAATTTGTTGTTGTAATCTGCTTCCATTGTTTCAGCAATTTCTTTTACTTTAGATTTAATCGCTGATTCAAATATAGTTGCAGCCTTTGTTTTAAATTCTTCGGATAAATCGTTTTCTCCAGATACAAGAGCAGAAACGTGGTCAGAAACATCAAGGTTTTCTGATTTATACATTGCCTTAAGCATTTCTTTACCTTTCTTCTCTTTATCTTTCTCGGCGTTAGTCATACCACCAGCCATTTCTTTTTTCTCTTTATCAGATTTTTTCATTGGCATAGCCATTTCGTCTTTTTTCTGATGTTTTTTAAGAGCGTCAAGAGCTGCTTTTGGCATTTCGCCTTCTTTGATTTCCGAACCTTCTTCAGTTTCAGTTGACTCAAGTTTAGTGTTGTGACCACTTAATTTTGGCATAGGGTCAGCAGCACCTTGTGATTTTTGTTGAGCGTCACCAGAAACCTGTTTAGTTTTCTTCGTAGCGTCTGGATTAGAATCTGTTGGTTTTACAACCGCTGGACCTAAATCTTCTGCGTTATTCATTTTCGCAATATGAGAAGGTTCAGCCGCAACAGCATTCTTTTTCGGAGCGTCTGCTTGTGGGTTAGCACTTGCTTCAGCAACCGCTTCTTTTTCCAAAGCCTCTACTTTATTTTCTGTCTCGGCCATTTAGAAATCTCCTTTTATTTAAAATAAACGTTTATTTTATTTCTCTATATGATATTTATAATATTAGAGATTTTTAAGAAAGGATTTAAAGACTTCCGCCTTAGCTTCTGCTAATTTGATAGACTTTGCTTTCTGTATATACTCTTTATATTCTTCAATATCACGTTCTTTAATAATACCATTGTCCCACACCCACTCTTTATTCTCCATAATACCCTCTACGAAAGCGTCTGGAGCGCTTGGGTCTGCAACAATGTCAGCGGCTGTAGCTAAGTAGAAGTCTTTTCCTACATAGTTAGCACCGTTCTTTTGAACCAAGGATCCCATACCTCTTGAAGATACTCCTAATTGAGCGCCTTCATCAATAAGACTTTTTACAATCTTACCGTAAGGTGTGTTCATTACCTTGGCTTCACCCATAAAATTTTTGCCATCTGGTGTTAGAGCGGTTACCATATGCGATACTCTCTCTAAATTAACCGTAGGTCCATCTGGATGGCCTAGTTCACCGAATGCTCTGTTTTTTTGGATAAATTCTCTGTTATATCTGTTGACTTCTTTCGCTAGAATATCTTGCTCGTATATTCTTCCATTTCT